GTCGAAGGAAGCTGTCCGACAGTCCCGAAGCTTCCGAGAATAGTAACGCCAGTGCCTTGCTCACCCTGAGAACCAGTCACACCCGTGGGGCCGGTGACCCCCTGAGAACCTGTTACACCCGTGGGGCCTTGAGCACCAATCGGCCCGGTGGAGCCGGTTACGCCCTGTACACCTTGAGAACCCGTGGCACCTGTTGCACCTGTTGCACCTGTGTCTCCGGTGGCTCCCGTGGGTCCGGTAAGACCAATCGGCCCGGTGGAGCCGGTTACGCCGGTATCTCCCGTGGCTCCCGTAGAACCCGTTGCGCCAGTTGGTCCCGTGTTACCCAGATTGCCTTGGCTACCGGTTGGGCCTGTGGAACCAGTAGGACCGGGAACTGCACTATCTGCGCCGGTTGAGCCTGTGGCTCCTGTGGGACCAACAGAACCAGTTGGACCCGCTATACCAGTTGCTCCAGTTGCTCCAGTTGCTCCAGCTCCTGTGGGACCAACAGAACCAGTTGGACCTGTAACAGTTGAGGCTGCACCTGTAGGTCCAGTTACCGCAGGACCCGTTGAACCTGTGGGTCCCGTTGGCCCGATATCGCCTTGGTCACCTTTAACACCTTGAGGACCAACATCACCTGTACGAGCAAACGTCGTAATAATGTCTTCAAGGTCGGAGAATTCCGTAGCAAGACCACTGACGTAAGAAACGGGAATTTTGAAATACCCCGCTGCCTCGGTGATGTTTCCGGTAATCGCAAAAATCGCAAAGTCATTTGAATTGGTTTTGTTGCTGACTCGAACATGCCCCTTTAACGGACTTGTTGAGTCATCAATCGTCCGAAGAAACTGTTGGATGTCGGTGGCACCGTCGGTCTCGTCATCAATGAACATGAACGTTGCAGAGGCGAGGTTTAGATTATTAAATCGAAGCTTGCCCGTGCCGGGGTCGGAATCGACTACTGAATCGCTGAATGTGTGGTCGAATGAGGCTCCACCAAAACTACCCTGAGGACCCGTTGAACCTGTAGGTCCCGTAGAACCTGTTGCACCAACTGCGCCTGCTGCGCCTTGAGCACCGGTTGGACCAGCTACAACAGAATCTGCACCTGTTGGTCCCGAGGCACCCTGAGCACCTGTTGCACCCGTTGCACCTGCGGCACCCGTGGGGCCTGTAACAGTGCTATCTGCACCTGAACTGCCTGTTGCACCCGTTACACCTGTGGGCCCGATGTTGCCACTTGAACCGGTAGGCCCGGCAACTGTTGAGTCGGCACCTGCGGGACCCGTGTCACCCGTTGCACCTGCGGCACCCGTTGCACCTGCGGCACCCGTTGGTCCGGTCGAGCCGGTGGCTCCTACTGCGCCTGTTGGGCCTTCAATCTGACCAACGTTATCCCAGCCAATGTTAATTGCGTCCCACACATAGAGGTCGCCATCGACAATATAAGCATCTCCAGCATCACCGCTGCTTGGGAGATAGCTGGTATCTGGGTAAGAGCCCAAAATCGTTACTCCGGTGCCAGCAACCCCCTGAGAACCTGTCGGACCTACCGAACCCGCAGGACCGGCAACAGTCGAAGCCGTACCAGTCGCACCGGTCGCACCGACAGCACCCGTGGGACCCGTGGAACCAGTTGACCCAACTGCACCTTGAATACCTTGAGAGCCGGTGGCTCCTACTGCACCAGCAGAGCCAGTAGCTCCATCCGAACCGTCATCGCCTGCTGCTCCGGTTGGACCTGTCGCTCCAGCGACCCCCTGAGAACCTGCTCCCCCCTGAGCACCAGTGGGGCCTGTCGCACCAATAGAACCGTCTGCTCCAGAAGCGCCCGTGGGACCTGCTACACCTGCCGGTCCTGTGGCACCGTCCACGCCATCGGCACCATCCGCTCCAGCCACGCCTGTGGGACCAACTGCACCTGTTACGGAGGGACCAGCAGACCCCGTGGGCCCTGTAGCACCGTCAACACCAGCAGAGCCAGTGGGTCCTGTTACACCAACTGCACCGGTTGGTCCGGTTGGACCCTCAATGGTCCCTACGTTGTCCCACTCGCTATTTGCGTCATCCCAGACATGCAAATCGCCGTCAATAAGGTAGCCATCACCGGGGCTTCCGCTAGCCGGAAGACTTCCAACATCTGCAAGCGAACCAAGAATGGTTACTGAAGTACCCGCCGAGCCGGTGGGTCCTGTTACACCAACTGCACCGGTTGGACCAGTCGACCCTGTGGGACCTCCCGATGGGCCTGTTGCACCAGAAGGACCGGTCGGACCATCGTCACCCTGAGGACCAGTTGAACCTTGAGGACCTACAGAGCCACGAAGCACATCGGTACCTGCTGGAGATGTAGTAATCCGGTCTACTGTGTCAAGCTTTGTGATATCGACATTGGTTCCATCACCTTGTGGGAGATAGAAACGAAATTCGATGGCACGACGACCTTTTACCCGAATCTTGGCATTCCAATACCAACCTCGGGGGCTGAGGTCTAGGTCGTCTGTACAGGGAAGTTCGGCAGTGAACTCGCCAGTAGAATTAAGAGTGACCGTAATCGGACTAGCAACAATTGTTGCGTTATTTACATCTTCGATACGACTAGACGGGGTGAAAGTTACGGTTCCGGATGCAGGCGAACCACTGCTCTTCAGATACTGACCAACAACATTTCTAGTGTTTACGTCAGGAGAAAAACTCATGTGCAGCACTCCAAGCTATACAGGCATCTGCGGGACAACTGCACAGGCAACAGTTTCCTCGACCTTTTATATTGTACGCTGTTACTAGGAGCCCGAGTGGGGAATTGCTCCCTAACGAGTGCCCGAAATAACGCTAATATCATTTCTTGGATTATAGCCCTCTCCTATCACCATTGTTAGAATGCCCGGGAGGGATTCTAGCCCATGTCGGTCCCTAAACCAAGCACTTCCCACATCAGTTGTGGGGGCTTGAAGCCATAAACGCTCTCCAATGTCCATGCATTTGAAGTTGTGATAATGCCCAGAAACCCAAACATCACACAGGCCCAGAGCTGTTTGACCTGCTGATTGCTTCTGCAAATACGGCAAAACATTGCTTCCAGTCTGATGACCGTGGAATAGCCCAAGCATTGTTCCGCAAACCTCTACAGCAAGAGTTTGATGAGATTTTTCTGGAAATCTAAACTCAACATGAGCAAGATTTTCGTTTTCAGCACATGCGTCTTGAACCGCAGAGGCAATCTCTACATTCCAACCATCCGAGGGGTCAGCATGGACCTGCCTTGTAACTTCATCGTGGTTTCCATTGACAACAGGGACAATCACTCGGTCGGCTAAAGGTGCAAAAGCCTTGATTTGAGCAAGCAAAAGCCGTCTTGCCACTCGGGTTTGCTCGGTTAGGCCCAAATCTGATGCTGCTTGGCTCTGAAGCTTGCCATTTTGAGAGGTATTGCCCTCTACATGGTCTCCGGGCAATGCAATGACGACTGTTCCAATACTTCTTCCAATTTTTCTAAGGTCTTTAAGCCTTTGGACGGCTCCATCGGTCATTTCAAACAAACGAGAGACGGTGGTCTTGGTGCCATCGTATCCCTGCTTTTTTCCAATTTGCTGGTCACTTGGTACAAACAGATATGCCAACTCTCCTGTCTGTTTTTTAGAACCTTTTGACGGTTTCCACTTAGAAACTTCTTGAATAAGCTGCTCTAGGTCAAAGTCCGACTGTGTGTTTATTGACTGAACCGGGACAAGGGTGGCTCGGTACGCTTCAAGCCACTCGCCGCCATAAGTCTGCCATCTGGACTTACGGAGCGATGTGACGGACCACATCATGGGGTCTAAGTCAAACTCGTGAAGTAGTTGTTCCGCATCGGGAACTTCCCCCGCTGGTCGAGGAGTTGAAATGAGGTACCCGCCATTTGGGTCAACCTCAAGACGAGGCTTCCATGATTCAGGAGTATTAAGAGCTTTTATATCAGAACCGCTTGGTCCCGGTGATACCAAAGCCTCTAAACGCTCTGTGAGCTCCGACATATCAAGCCTTCTCGGTCAACTGTTGTCTAGTTCGACTATTTCTCCCGACAAAGCATCGGCACTGTTGCCTGCGGTGTAGAGCAACCGAAGAATACGAGATATCGTGTTTTTCGCTTAGAAGGATGTCGTAGATTTGCCGATTGGAAATGGTGCCCGAAACGGAGCGTGACTGAAATACCAAATCAAGAGCCTCCTTGTCCTCTCCTTGAACCTCGGAAAGCAACTTTGCTACTCCGCAGGGGAGACCTGTTTCACTTCGCTTTGCGTTGTTTAGCTTGTCCGCTAGGCTCATAGATTTCCTCCAGTCAGTCTTTCTTCTACCGTAGTCTAAAGTCTCTTCGCAAGACCATTGGTTACGTCGGTAGAAACCCTAGCACTGGCGAGTTGTTTCTAGAGGGATATCAGGAAAAAACCACTGAACGGCGTGTCTAAAAAAGTGCCCGAAAACGGTCAGAGACCAGAGGTATAATACAAATTAACTATCTGCGGACCGAGAGCCCCTCGGGCGTGGCGCTTTTTTTGCTTCGTCTTCTTTCATCACTTTATCAAACTCTGTCGACCCGGAGGTCTCGTTCAAAAATCTAATGAGCAACTCATTGGACTGGTCCACCGACCTACCGAGACGGTCAACCTTCTTGTTCATCGACTTCATCTCGGTGTCAAGTACTTCAGTCCTTCTTGCAACATCTGCGAGGCTAAGCCCACCGTTTGAGTTTGGATGTATTGGTTCAGTTGCAACTTCAATTTCTTCTCGAATCATGTTCTGCATCAGTTTCATCCACCACTTGGTGCATCCGTAGATTAGGCCACAGATGGTGATAAGAAGACCTACCACCGCAGCGATATCACCAACATCAAGAAAATTGGGAGTCCCCGGCTCCCACCAATTACCGGCCTCGTCGGCGGCAGCTGCCACGAGCGCAGTAAAAGACATAAAAAGTTCCTGACTACTTAACTAGTTTTTTCTTGGCGAATACTCTATTAGTTTATCCTACTTATTTTCTAACAAGTGTGTCACCACCGCCCTGATGGGTGTATAGTCGAAAGACTTCCAATCCGTTCCGTAAGACCCTTGACTGGCTGGATGTATTGGTTGTATCCTTCTGCAAATGAATCGAGGAGTACGTGTCTAACGACGAAACGACGAGGCAAGCCAAAGCAGCAGTGTTCTACGGGGGCATCGACTGGAACATTCTTCCGTGCTACGGAATCGTGGGAGGACGTTGTACCTGCAGTAAAGGGCATGGTGAGCCTAAGGAAGTGGGGAAGCATCCCGCCCTGCCCGAATGGAACACTAAATCAACTAGCGACCTTTCTGCTATCGCAGAGTGGTGGAAGAAAGACCCGCACTATAACGTTGGGGTTCACTGCTCCAAGTCTGGGTTTTTTGTAATTGATATCGACCCTCGGTCAGGTGGTCCTAAGTCGTTTGAAAAGTTTGAAGCGATGGTGGAGGGTGCTCTGCCTCCGACAATTGAAGCGATTACCGGAACATATACCGGAGAAAACGGTCAGCCTCAGAGAGGTCGTCACATTTTTTACCGATGCGATAGCTCGGAGGGGTTGGTTGGCAATCTCATAAGCATGGGGCTTAAAGGCATTGACATTAAGCACAACGGGTATGTATTAGTTGCTCCAAGCAGACACTTCTCGGGGGTAGGTTACGAATGGGTTGAGGGGCACGCCCCGTGGGAGATGGAAATGGCAGAGGCTCCCGAGGAACTTCTTGCCGTTCTTCGCAAACGAGCCCGAAAAACAAGTTTCACTCTCGACGAAGGCGACTGGGGTTGGTTGGATTATGAATCAACGGTCGATGTTGACAAAATGCTGGAAGAGGGTATTGAAGAAGGTTCTCGTGCCGTAGATATTTACAAAGCTACATGCTCTTTGGCCAACAAGTATGGAACAGACTCGATGGGCCGACAAATGATTGAAACGATGATGATTCGTTTTAACACTGAGAAAGTTCGACCACCGCTTCACATCGAGGGAACAAACGGTCTCCTCCACCACGTTCACCGTGCTATTGATTTTGTTGCTGACAACCCGAAGGTTGGCATCATCTCTGCGGAAACAGCCGAGTGGCTCCAAAAGCAAGCGAAGAATCTTTCCCCCGATGAGCAACCTAAAGCTATGACTGGAGTCGTCTCCCCGGTGCAAGGTGGGAATATAGTGCGTTATGGCAAAGAAGCCATTCTTACTTCTATTGAGCATGGAGATTCTATTTCAGATGCAGCGAGCATCTCAAACATGGATATTCCAAAAGACCCGGACTCTCTCAATCCTGAAGATGGTGGAGATGAGAGACGGCGTTCTTTATCCGACACCGGTAATGGTCGTCGCCTTGTCGATGTTTTTGGGACTGGTACTCGGTACACCACTGGTCTTGGCTGGTTTGTTTGGAAAGAGGGATACTGGAAGCCAGACCGTGAAGACCTTGAGGTTCAAGAGCTTGCCAAAAGGCTTGGGTCAATTATTTCTACTGACGTAGGTAGCTACTCAGAGTCTCAACAAACCGATGTAATTAAGTGGGCCCACCAGTCTCGGTCGAACGCCCGACTTCACGGGTCCATTGAAAACGCAAAGTCTGACCCCCGTGTTGAGGTCGCTGTCGAAGGCTGGGATAAGGACCAAAACCTTCTTGGTGTTGCCAATGGAGTAATTAATCTCAAGACCGGAGAACTTCTCAAAGGTCGTCCTGACCTGTATATCACCCGTCGTGCTACCGTTGGTTACACAGCAGGTCACAGAAATGCCAGATGGGAAGAGTTTCTCAACTTCGCTACCGGTGGAGATAGAGAGTACCAAGACTGGTTGCAGCGTGCAGCTGGGTATTCAATCACGGGTTCAAACAAGTATGACTTAATGTTCTTGGTTTATGGTCCCGCTGGTTCTGGTAAAAACACATTTGTTGAAGCTATTGTTAAAGCCTTAGGCACTCAGCAATATGCGTGGCCTCTTGATTCAAGCATTCTTGCTCAAGGAGATGGAAACGCAAACAGCACCGACCTCTACCACTGGGCTCAATTGCGTGGTCGTCGCATCGTCTGGGTGGACGAACTGCCAGACTCTGAGCGACTGAAGGAGAACTCGGTTAAGAAACTCACGGGTTCTTCCGAAATCTCAGCACGTTCTCCGGGTGAACAGCCTTTTACGTTCCAGTCGCAAGCAAAACTGTGGGTCTCAACTAACCATCGACCCATCATCACGGACGACGCTATGTGGCGACGTATCCGACCAATCCCGTTTTTGAAAATTCCTGAAGTTCCAGACCCCGACCTCAAAGACTATATATTTGACCCGGAGGGAGCACTCCCGGCTGTTTTAGCTTGGGCTGTCGAAGGAGCGATGAAGATTCTAAACTCAACTTCTAAAGACGCAATCGGGTGGTGCTCAGTTGTGTCAGAAGCAGCAGACATCTATCGGAAAAACGAAGACCGAATTGGTATCTTCTTGTCAGAAGAAACAGAAGAACTTGAGGGAGAAAAAACTCCAGTCAAGTCTCTGTACGGTCTTTATAGAAGGTGGTCAGAGGACCGTGGAGAAAGAGCAATGACTCAGATTGCTTTCCACAGAAAACTAGTTGACCGAAACCTTAAGGTAGAAGGTCTTGGAGCAAAAGCAGAAATCTACGGAAGAAAGATTGTAATGAGGTCGGTGTCACTCTCTGCGGAGATTGATTGGTACTCGGCAAGCAACTTAGCAAGATAATTAGCGGGCAGTAAAAACTCTTCCGCCACCTTGAGGACCCCGATGAGATGGAAGACGTCGGGCAGCCGGAGACTTTGCTTTTAGCTTTCCACCAGAAAAACCTGCCGGTGGCTTGACAAGCAAAGCAGTCATTGCGTGTACCAAAGCATCTACCCGGTCTGGTGAATTTCTGGTCTCCCCGGGAATCCATGTTGTCATCTGAGACTCAAGGTCTGGAAGATAATTGACATGATGAATCCGGCTCTGCTCATAAGCAAGAACAACGGGTTCCGCACGAAGAGCCTTGCCATACTTTGAATGGACTTCTAGAACCTTCACATTCGGGTCAATCGCATTAATAGCGTTGCGAACTAGTGCTCCACCTTGGTTGACCTCAGCTACAACGGGACATCCCCAACGCCGAGCCATCTCAACAACTTTGCTAGCCCATACCTCAGGTGACCCGTGAATAGTTGCATCTTCAAGCACCCAAGCGTGGCGCTTATATAAATCTCGGTCTGAAGTAGAGGCGCAAACAACAATGCCGCACTCGTCTCGGGGGTTTTCGGCAACTGACGGGTCTACTCCGATGCACCTGAGGGGGGTGCTGGGGGGTAAAATCATTTGTCTGGCTTCTTCAATCATTTCAATTGTCCAAAGAGCGCCCTCAACATCATCGAGCATTTCACCATAAAGCTCCTGCTGGGCCAGACGAGTTCCCTCGTATACCCCGGTAATTGCTTGTAGATATGTGCTCGACAAGTTCCCAGCGTTATCAAGGGTCGAACCTTTAGAGATATAAACTAGACCACTTTTTTTCGCTTCAGCAATCAACGAGTAGAGAATTGGAACTCTTTTTGGGGTCGTGGTTGCAATAATTTGGGGATTTGACCCAAGTCTAGTTGCGACTCGAAGGTTATCCCAAGAAGTCATGCCAGCAGCATCTGGACTTTGACGCCAAGCTGCCAACTCATCAGCCCACGAGTAGTGAGCCTGAATACCACGAAGGCCATCCGGTTCATCGGCGGTTAAAAGGGTGGCCATGTTGCCGTTGGGCCATGTGAGCCTTCGCTTTGATGGCTCATAGTGTGGCTGCTCAGATGGGGGGCAGATGTTCATAACACCTGACTCACCCTCGACTACAACGTCACGAACGTCTGCTGCAGTACGGGCGACTAGGGCAAAACGAAGCTGCCCCTGAGAAGTGTCTTTAGCCTTCTCTCGAACCCACTCGGCTGCGCTTCTCGTTTTCCCCGCACCACGACCGGCTAGGTACAGCCAGATACTCCAGTCGGTGCTGTCGGGAGGTTTTTGCTCGGGTCTGGCCCATGCGGACCAATCCCATACGAGACTGTCCATATCTAGACCAGCAAGGACTTCTTGTTTTTCCTTCTCAGGCAAGAGGGCTATCTGTTCCATCAAACTCTTAGCCATAAAACCCTGTCCTATCTAGTCTGACGCTGAAGACTCCTCTGCACTCCATAATAGAGCGGAGCAGCGGAACTGAGACCCATGTGCTTCGCCAAGTTGGAGAGAGAGATGCCCAACATGTACTCGGAACGAAGCTGGTCGTGGTAGAAGTCGGTCCCTTTTTCCTTAGCAGAGCGAACACGCTCAGAGGCAGCTTCAATGTTTTGCTCCCTAAGTCGAATCTTTGGTTTGTATTCGCTGACGACAATATTACTCATTGCGACACGACGTCGAACACCTGCGTAGGCGACATTAATGCGCTCAGCAAGCTTGGGAAGACTCCCGCCTTTCTCCTGAAACTCTTTAAGAAGGTCGGTGTATTGCTTGCTTGCTCGGTGGGCAGGCGTGTCTTGATTACGCCGACCATAAGCTTTCTTTGCTAAATGCAAGATTGGCTCAATTTTGTTAGCGTATTCTTCTACGAGCTCTTGGCTCATTTATCTCTCCATTTATGTCGTTTGTCCAAAGCATGTCCCTAGGAAAAATCTATCACATCTTTTTCAAATACCCAAATTTTATTAGTTCTTTGTAGCGTCGATTTCCCTGCAAATAGCAGCGTAAACACTAGAAACAGTTGAGGCATACCACTGCTTCCCCCCTTGCGCTGTCTGGATTTTACGAGCGTTCAGTTCGTTAGCAATAGACCCATATGAAACACCCGCTTTTCTCTTGTCATAAATCATTTGCTTAGTCTCTTCTAAAACCTTTGACCTAGGACCAATATCAACCCCCCAAATCTTTCCGGAGTCCCGCCTATCTTTGTGCACATCTTTTTGACGCAGGGAAATCATTCCACGCTCCATCTCCGCCATGGCTGACATGACGGTGACTACAAAACGACCTTGGTAGGTTGCGGTGTCAAGTCCTAGGTCAAGCATTGACAAGCGCCATCCATTTTTATGGGAGCGGTCAACGATGCTAAGAAAATCACGGGTTGAGCGAGCAAGCCGGTCAAGTCGGGTCACATAGAGTGCTTGTGCCTTACCTTCATCTAAATCAGAAAGTGCCTTTGTGAGTATCGGTCTTCCGGTGATGTTCTTACCCGAGCGCCCCTCTTCACGAAGGATGGTTGCTTCATATCCTGCAGCCTCAGCAGCTAAAATCATTTGCCTCTCTTGTGCCCCCAAACTTATTCCGTCCTCTGCCTGCATGTGGGTAGATACTCGTGCGTAGCAGTACGCAACTCCCTCACTCATGGTGCCACCCTTCCGTTCTTAACGAAAGCATCGTGGGTTACGGGCATGTGGTATTCAAATATTTCTTCATACTTTTCTGCCACCATCTCAATTTCACGTTGGGGGTAGGAGGGGAACTGTGACTCCTCCGCAATCCGACGCAGAGAGAGAAAGTTCATCAAAGCTCTAGCGTTCATAGTGACGTAGGCAGATGAGTATATGTTGACAGGAAGAACCATTCGAGCAACCTCACGGGCTACACCCGTGGAAAGGATGTCTTCGTAATTCCTGTATGCAATTTCGGAGGTTTGACGTATTTTCTGAGCAGTAATAGCGTGCTGGTAGTCGTCTCCATCTTCAAAGGTGTATGCACCTGTCTTGCCTGTCTGCACCAACTTCCTGCTTCGGCCTTTCATATAAAACACAGGGTCTAACTGTCGGTAGCGACCCGACTCCTCGTTGTAAGAAGCAATGCGATGACGCATATGCTCACGCCATACAAAAATGGGTGCATTGACATAAAAAGTGAAATAGGAGTGTTCGAAGGGGGTGCCGTGGCGCTCCCTCATTAAAAAGTTAATAAGACCTCTGTCCTTTTTCTCGAAAAAATCAGAGTTCAGCATCCGGTCCACATTTTTATAGTCTCTACTTCGCTCGCCCTCGGTGCTGACTCTTGCTGAGAAGACAACATCCATGTCTTCTGCACTGCACTTCACCAGCTCAACATCAACGTCGGACTTAAACCAAACTTCAGTCATCGCTACCCATCCATCTGTATTCGTCTTCGAGCCTTGCGAGCCGTGCTGCTTGCTCCGACTCGTAGGACTGCTCGATTGCTTTGGATAAAGCATTTACGCCAGCAACAACTTCGTGGCTGTCACTACAGCACCATGTGTCATAGCGAAAAGTCGCTGTAATAAGAACTGTGCCGTCGTCACTAAACCCGGCTGACTCGAACTTTAGCAAAGAGATTCTTTCGGGGCTTTCGGGTCGGGGCTCTCTGTTGGGGCTGCTCATGTTTTATTCCACTGCAGTAAGGGTTGGTTTTTCTTTGTCTTCTATGTTTCCACGGATATTCTTCACTGCCACAGTGAACGCCTTGCCCGTTGCATACATAAGCAAAATCAGAAAAGCGACCAGCACTGCTATAAGGAAGAATCCGACGCCCCACATGGCAATCTGAAACGCCCATTCAAATGGTGTTGTCCAACTCATATCACTACCTCCATAGATTTCATAAACGGTGAATTAAAGATTTCGGGAGAAACCTCCCTAAGAGTTTCAATGGGCCTGAGGTATCTCTGAGGGACGAAGTACTGGTCTGGTCGGTCGGCCTGACCCGCATTGAAAAGCCACTCTTTGCGAGTTTCGTGCCCGAAGAAAAATCCTCGAACTACATAGTTAGGACACGCACCCGTAACCAAAACAAAGATGTCGTTCGGGTTATCTGTCTGACGCACAATGAGGTCGTGTTCGGGGTGGGGGCGTGTTCGAATTTGAATATTGGGCGGGAAGTCGGGGTCCTTGAACGTATTGACGCTATTGTTCCAGAAGATACCAAGAGCCTTGGCAAAGGCTTGTTCTCCCATAGCGCCTTCTATGTTTTCACTCCATCCACGGTTTTTAAGACCGTGAGCATCAGGCAAGCCTGCTCTTTTTGACTCCACACCTCGGAGGTACCCGACATAGCCAGCCGCTGCGTATTCACCATGCGTAAGTGTTACGGCGATGCCTAATTCGTCCATATGCGTCTTTCCTTCCTTTTGTTTGCTGAGGTTTTAGTATACAGAGTTAGACTTAGTTTTGTACACTATTTAGCAAAGCTATAATGTTCATATATCGTACGGCAAGAGCGATTTTCGTACAATTACCGTTCTTTTAGGGCTGCGACGACCTTTTCAAGAAGCAGGTTCTGCTTCTCGATATTTTCGGCAATCTTTTGCAGGTAGCGAGCAATATCGCTCTGCGTCCGTCGTGCTTCAGAATCCATTTTTTCGGGCTCTCTTTCTGTTATCCGTATAACTTGCCTTGGATGCGATGGACCAGTTCAGTGGTGGAGTAGGGGTGGGCTCGGGAGTTGTAATAAATCTGGATGCCATGCTTGTCGCACCAGCTCTTCCCCGTGAAGTCCTTATTGATGTATTCCTCGCCGACAATTCTTACGTCAGGGCGGCGGGTCTTGAGGATGTTGAGAAGGTCTTCCTCCGTCTCGTAAACGACAATTTCGTCTACATATTTGACCGCCGAAAGTTGGACCTGTCTCTCGACCATAGATTGAAATGGTTTCCCTTTCTCCTTTGGTCGGTCGATGCTGGGGTCGGTCTGCAGAGCGACAATCAGGTATTCACACTTTGTTTTAGCCTCTTCCAGCATGAGAATGTGTCCTGCGTGGAGGAGGTCGAAACACGAAGCCGTCAAGCCAACCCGAGGGCATCCTTCAAGGCCATCTAAAACATCAAAGACGTACCGCTCATCTGAGGTGTAGGTTTCAAAACTCATTTCTTCGGACTCCCTTTTTGTTATCCGTCTTCTCCCTCATCGGGCTCCAACCCGGGGAGGGTGTTTGTGTCTTGCGTGTTTATGTGTTGCGTCTCCCTGAATCTTACTTGTTCCATGGTTTCTTGGAGCATTTCTAACTTGCCTGTGGTTCGCTCCACTTTCCTATTAAGTTGTTCGATATGGTCCCGCATGTTCTGGCGCTCCAGTCGAAGCTCCTTGCGCTTCTCAACGAGGCTTATCATCTCTAAGCTGTGGGAGTAGGTGGTATGTGCTTCAGTCATTTTTTGTCTTTCTGTGTTCGAGCTAGTAAACCACTAAAGTATCATAGAAACACTAAAAACACCAGAGTTGAAGTTTTCGGGCTCTCAGTGGTTAAAAATGCAATTAAAAGCCGCAAAGCGACATAAAAAAGAGAACTAAAATAGGTAAATGATTGAAGGCACAAAACTCAAGGTTGAGCGCAGTAATCAATATCTACAGACTGCACTTCGAGAAACTAATGAAAACATCAATGGTTTAAGAGGTCAGCTCAAGTTGCTTGAGGACTACAAACTGTGGCTGTCAAACGAACTAGGCATCGTTGAAGAGGAAAACAAGAATCTAGAAAACTGATTTTTCAGGCTCCCGTGCCATAAAAAGCCTTATCCGAAGCGGGTATAATTTAGCGATGGGTTCCAAAGAAATCTGCATCGTTCCGCAGAAGTTTGATGGTTTTATGTGGGGGTTCTCAATTTTTGGTCGGAAACCGAAGTCTGCCTTTGAGTGGGCTCAATCTTCGGTAGCAATGACTACATATATAACAAATCACATGGAGCCTCTTTTTCAGAGACCAGTCTTCTTTGCTTTGATTGACGACCCGCTCAACACCGAAAAACAAGCGGAAGTAGAGATTCCACTAATCCGCAGGGAACCCGAAAAAGTAACAAAGGACTCTTTTGGGCCTTTCTCGTTAGGTGGGGGAGTGTTGCACGTAGCGCAACACGCAACAGTCGCTGCAATTCTAATTCCCGGGGCTCCACAGGTGGGGATAGGCCACTCCGGCTCTGTCGTACACGTTAGCCCCGAGGGAGATATCTACAAAATGATTTCAGACGAAAACATAAATCTTTGCGCTGACCCAGACATCGCCGTATTGTCGTCAGTTCTGCTTGACGGCGTTTTCCTTTAATACTTAATTGGCAAGATAGATAAGAAACGGTAGCCTATCCCAGTGATTAACGAATGGAAAATGGACGGGACTACCCGTAATTTTGGAGATGCCCTATATGAAGTCTTACTTCCAGAGGGAGTATACAAAGATTTCTATGATGATAAGGACAACTTATATTTTCCTATTGGAGGCGTAATCTCTAACAGGCATATCATTGCTGCGATTGCCCAAGACCTGACTCCGGTATTTATTAACTGCGGGTGGCGAGGTGAGCCGCTTGAGTCGGACCTCATCAAAGAATGCAAGTTTATTGGAGCACGAGGACCCCGCACGCAAGAAGAGCTCGCTCGACACGGTGTTGAAGTTGAGGTGACGCACGACCCGGCGTACCAACTTACCGATTTTGTTCCTAAGGGGGGGCCAAACGCTCTTGTCATTGTTGTCCGTAGCATCTCAGACCCATCGGACTACAGCCCGGACTCAATCTTTGAGCTCAAAGCAGACGCTGTGTTTTCGCCTGTAGTCGAGACAAAAAAAGACATGATTGAGTTTATCCAAAAGATTTCCGGAGCTCGCTTTGTTCTGACTGGTTCGATACACGCAGCCATCGTCGCTCATGTTTATGGGGTCCCATTTGCACCTCTAAAAGGAGAAGAAGGCTTTATCGACTGTGCTTCTGAGTGGTTTGATTGGATGGCTGCCGAAGGTCTAGGAGAGCCAAAGTTCTGCAAAGATGTAGTAGAAGGCCGAGAATGGTATCGGTCGCTCTCGAAGGAGGAAAGTGATGAGTGATGAAGTTGATACACGCCCCTTGTGGGAGGGTGGCGTCTGGGGAAAGTACCAAGTCAAAGTAGTCCCAATTGGGGAAGCAACTTTTCGAGCCAACTTAATGATTTATGACCTAAACGATAGGTTGCTTTACCAGAGAGAGGTTCTTGCTAATCGCAACCTTCCCGACGGGGCTGGTCAACCTGAATACAAGCAGTGGCAGAAAATTGTAACTGATTGGATATTGAACCTGTCTTAATTACTCAAAAAGCCGTCTACCGAAGATAACCCGCATGGCTTCCTTGGGTGTCATTCTGTGTCTCCTGCGGTTCCCGTATCGCTCTTCTTGATAGGCCAACTTGTCGAGGATGCGCCTACGCTCATCCCACTTGCCCTTCTGGTAAGCACGCTCGAACTTCTCTTGGTTGGACATCATGGTGTCGAACTCAATGTCAAAATCCATTTCTCCGGGCTCCCTTTTTGTTCTAACAGGAAGGCTCTGTGGGCATAGGGTTATGGGGGAAGTTGGTTTGGTCGTCCTGAACAAGTCGGGTGTGGAGGTCGGGGGGAGCGTTGTCGCCCTTGCGTTCGTGAGACGACAGGTGGTCCAACATCTCCTGAGTGGACTCTGCTAAAAACACATTCTCCATAACATCACCGAAACTGCACGAAAAACAACCAAGGCGACCAGACTGACCTATCATAACGCAAACGTCATATTCAGGGATTTTGCAGTAAATCATTACATCCTCCGTCTCTAGTTAGCATAACTACGCAAAGTATTGCATATGAGCATGGACTATGCGTAGTATTCATTCTATGACACATAATGAAGAAAAGCGAGGAATTAAGTTTGCTCTTGAAGACCCCGAATGGGGCGTCGAGATGCAAAAGGGTCTTGAGGAGTACATGATGGTTCTCTACGAATCAGTGGAGGCTGACATAGACAGTCCCGAAGCAGACCCTGAAACAGAGAGCGGTCAGCCATTCTGCGCCTGTAATGTATGTGAAGGAAGAGAAATTCTCTCGTACGTTGTTCCTAGGGCCATCATTGGGTACTTAGAAGGCAAAGTCACCCTTGAGGACTACCCCCTCATTCCGTCTTAGTCATCCATAGCTCTACGAACAACAAGTGAATGCAGGAAGCTAAGTTGTTCTTTGGTGAGCTCTCCCGTGTGGTTTCTTATGTTGTTGAAGTTGTCCCGACTAATTTGAACCGTCATGTCGGTCTCCGTAAAGTTAATACTGATGAGCCCCATCTGCCAAAGCTCATTAGCAGTGTTGTTTACCTCTGCCTGATGCATGTCATACAACTCGGGGAAGACTTCTTTGCACTTCTCGGTAAACCTATAGATAGGTTCGTCTTGATGGTCGTAGCCCATAATCACAAGGGACCCGGTGTTAATCAAAATCTGAAATATTTCGTCTGAGCGCTCTTTGTAGTCGTCAGAGTCGTCTGAGTCAAAACCCATTTCTCCAGACTCCCATTCAGACATCTTCACCTTCATCGTCTTCTTCTTCTTCGTCTTCGTGTGTGGCGAATATGATGGATTCGGCATTGGCTTGGTTAATCAATAAAGCAACAAGACGAAGAGCTTGGTGTTCGAGGAAGCCAGCTTTTATAAAAGATAAGAACAATTCGTGCATCTGCACGGCGTCTTCGTTCAAGGGGCTATAACCAATAGCGTCTTCAAACGCATCTTCGTCAAATTCAATTTCCGAGGAGTTCTCGGGGGGGTTCTCTTCTGAAGAATCGGACACTGTGTTCTCCTCCTCGTTTAACTCGCTCATGTTGAGAGTTTAATGGCGGGCCTAGCCAGTGATTAGACCAAATCTATCCGTTACTTCTAGAAGTCATGCTATAAGTTTATCTTAGAAACTCGATTTGACTTCTAGAATGAAAAGAGGTATGATACATTCATGGCACGACGAAGGAAATCAAGTAAGCCACAGGAACCACGCCCCGACGACAGCTGGGTAGTCACCGAAGAGTACGAAGCTAACGGTCGCAAAATTCAGCGTGGTACGGAGTTGAGTATCACGGGGGAGTCAGGCAGGTACCGATTTGTCAGACACGTTTATAGTCCCGGTGTTGACTCTGAGTGGATTGATGTCGTTGGGGGCCCTAAAGGGTTTAAGCACTACAGGTCATTTCGGCCCGACCGAATTAAACGAGTCCACTGGAAAAACAAGACCGGAGAGAACCTTGCAGCACAAAGGAAGAATGCCCTCTCTAAATAAGATGTAGAATAGAAATATGAAATGTCTCTGTGGCTACTCTCAAATGCCAAACAATGCCAGTATTCTTGCTAATCACATGCAGGATTGTATGGTCTCTGGCCCCCTCATGGGGATGATTCCTGACCCTGTGGTCGTCTGGCGCAGCGGGGAGCTTCACATCGTCAAAGCAGAAGAAGAGGGCGAGACAGTCATAGAAATGCAAATTGTCCGCCCCCGCATACATACTGAGACGGTAGAGAAAAAAGTTCTTGCACAGTCGGTTGCTTTTAGGGCTGTCGAAGACATTCTAGTTAACCCAGAAGATTTTGAAGCAATCCTTGAAGATGTAGCTGGTGGTGCCGACCTTCCTATCAAAGAAATAATTGAAAAGGCAGACGACACTAAGGAAGCCGTGGAAGAAGAAAAGCCAAAGCCTGCTCCCAAGAAGAAGACAGCGGCGAAGAAAAAAACCTCTTAGCGTCTGTGAAGTAGCTCAGACTCGTCAACGATGTCTTCAGCTACCTCAAACAACATGTCTTCATGGCTTTTGTAGTGGTGGTAGCAGAGAAATAATTCCCCCTGCTTGAAGACGATTTTGTAGTATGACTGCAAGCCGCACTGGTCGCAACGCTCCCGGGTTGTCAGATATTCAAGTATTTCATTAAGTTCTTCTGGCTCTGGCTCTGGTTCATTTTGGGCAGATGGGTGCATCGCCTTTGCTGACATAGAACAATCTTAGTAGTCAACAGCCTTGAGTGATTTAATAACTGCCTCCATCGGGAGACGAGCAACGTGGGAAGAAACGTCGTTCTTTCCAAATGACATAAGAAAGTCGTTTTTTTGAACGACCAAACCGCAAGCGACCTCTATACCGGGAGAGTGAAATTTGAACCCCTCGGACATGGAAATAATATAACCCTCGTTGTTAAATCTAACAAAGTATTGAACGTAATCACGGGATGTTGTATTGATGTTGCCAAAGCTCCCTGCTGCGTAGTAGCTTCCGCTCTCTGTGTAGGACCTGTGCATAATTGCAAGATAAGTCCCGTCGCCGAGGGGGTGAAGATTAGTGCTTCCCCGGAGCATCGAGATGTCTGGATTGTCAGTCATCCACGCATAAAGTGTCCCATCTTTAACCACTTGATTAGGGCCGGAAATGAAATCAAAGTTTTCATTTTCTTCATATGAAACTACCCAGTTCTTTTCTGGAACGTAGGCATCAAGACCCGGTAGAAGTTCGAAGTCTACGACCTTTGTGCACTTTGAGTCGAGCCTTGCAACAGCAACCCGAGTCTTTTCAACTTGGTTCTTCTCTAGAACAGCACAAGTAAAATTCCACGCCCCGTCTCGATAAAAAAGACGAGCATCTTCCACACCACGATTAAATTCGTACTCCTCGACTTCAGAGAAGTCAATCTGACGAAGCTTTTTGGGTGAGAAGTTATTATCTAGTTCTGAGAACCACAGTTGATTTTTGAACTCTGCTGAGCCGTCAACAATTCGATGTGTTCCTCGGTTGTCGTATATGAAGTTGCCGGACCGGAAAGTGGCAACGTAGCCTTTCTTGGGCCAATATCCGATAGACATGTTAAAGCAAGACCAGAACTTATCTGTCTCATAGACAATCTCATTCTTAATAAATCTACGAACGTCAACAACAGAACCGCCGAGTCTGCGAATTGTTGGATAGTCTTTCGAGTTCATACTGTCCTTTGTCTGTTTGTTTTGCTTCTACCAATTATTATACTGCTTAGGGCCCCCTTGCGGATTCGAACCGCAGACTTCCTCGGTACAAGTGAGGCACTCTGGCCAGCTGAGTTAAGGGGGCGTTGAGAATTACTCTACTTCTCTTTGATTGTATAACTCTCAACTACTCGGTGTGTTGTGAGGTACTTCCAGAAGGACTCCACGGACTCTCGCTTCATCCCCCGGGACTTAGAAGACGATTGATAATTCTGTCTTTCTCGTAAAGTGCTTCAGATTCAATATCTTTTTTTGTTTCTGACATGCTATTCCTTGCCCTCATTTATGCTACGTAGGAAACCAGTAAGAACTTCAACATTATCAAAGTCAACATCTGCCTCTAGGCCATCTTCAATAGGACGCCACTTGCCTTCGATTCCGTCTCCCTCAAGAACCTGACCGGACCCCTTGTTGAGCTGGTGGAGCATTGCGTCCGCAGACATCCACTTCTTTGATTCCATGTCAAACGCAAGCATGTAATAGATTTCTTTTTGCTTCTTTTCCATATCACCCTCCTGTTGAATAAAAGCCTCGGCCTTTGAATTGTATACCTGCAGTATTCCAAACCCTCTTAAGAACTCCGTTACAGTCGGGGCAGTGCAACATTCGCTGTTCTTCGTGAATAGTGCGCTGCTCCTCATAGAGGTGCCCCAAATCGCAGCGGTACTCGTACCTAGGCATACGGAAAATACTACAGCCTGCTGTAAGTCACCGGGCCAACAATTCCATCAACCTTGAGACGAACACTCCTTTGGAAGTTTCGGACAGCTAATTTAGTAGCACTCCCAAAAAAACCATCAACTTTACTCCCTAGTTCTTGTTGAAGGTAGCGAACTTCCTCTCCTCGGGAACCTTGCTTAAGCCATGAAGTGAGTGCTGGCTTTGGGATAGTTCCGTCTTGTCGTACTTCAATTTTGTCTTCTGGTACCCTGCGCCAAGTTACAGGACCAACTACCCCATCTGGTCTAAGTCCCATCTTCTTCTGGAAACTTATAACCGCTTTACGAGTAGCACTCCCAAAAATCCCATCAACCTTGAGCTCTAATACATACTGCAGCCACGCAGTTTCAACATTTCGGTCACCCTTGCTGAGGTATTCGCTAAGAGCTGGTTTACTTTTTGGAGCTGCGAAAGTTGTTGGCTTCTGGGGTGCAGGTGCAGCTGGAGCTGAAGATTCTTTTCCACTGAACTCCTTCATAAACTCAACGGGGTCTTTGAAACCTTTTCCGTTAGAGGTCCAACCATGCTTCTTGCCACTCCAGATTTCCCAGTGGAGGTGTTTCCCTGTGGAATGTCCGGTGGTGCCCATTTTCCCAAGAACAGTTCCTGCTTTGACCTTCTGACCAACCTTCACCTGAATTGAATTAGCACGCATGTGAGCGTATAAAGAGGTGTAGTACCTGCCAGCAATTTTGTGCTGAAGTATTACGTAGTAACCAAAACCGCCTGTTGGGTGGGTGGACCTGCGAGCTTTGAGAACAACACCGTCAGCCATCGCTTCGATGTAGCAAGGTTCTCTCGAACTCCAAAGGTCCTCGCCGTTGTGATGCTTGCGAGTTTTCTGAATCGGGTGCGTACGCCATCCGAACGACGAAGTTGTTTTGAAATCTTTTCCATACTTGCCGTCAATGGGCCACTGAATAGTAGACATTATTTCCTAACGTTTTTATTTAGCTCCTACTAAACATTAGTCTACTTCTGATTTTCTGACACAAATTTAATCTCACAAGAGTCCGTGGTGCAGTAAGCCTCGCCCATAGCATCCTGAGCCATACCTTGGTATACACCCGTGAAGTCAATGGTAAATAACTTCTTGGTATAGCTTTCATACTCTTTTTCAGTGATTTGTGTGTAAGGCATCTGGGGGTATGTCATACCTCCTGAAGGTAGAAAAGAGACTGTCTTCAACTGACCGTCATACATATGAAGAGCGGTGCCAATGTGTTGAGACTCTGTTTCGGGGTCAAAAGAGATGGTGACTGATACCGAGTTGTCTGACCAATAGCGCTGAGCCTGTGCTGCAAGCGCCATCTTTTCGAAGATAGTGACATCTCGCTCTGCCCGTTCTGCTTCAGACTTAATAGGGAAGTAGACAACTGAAGTCGTATTAGGAGATTCGCTTGCTTTTTCAACTTTATAGTTTGCCATCTTAAACAGAGGAAGCATCGGGTCTGTGTTTGAGAAACGGATTGTGCGAAGAAAGTATTTGCCACCGGGGGTCCAGTGCACACCGGGAGACTCACCCGCAAGGATGCTGACGGTTCCAGAAGGCTTCACGGTTGTTGTCTTGATGGACTCACGAATGCCAAGCCACTCGGAGTAAATGTTGTCATAGGAAGAGACAGTGTTGTAGCCCTCGTCCATCCAAGTGCGAAGAGTCGGGAGACCCTGACGGTCGGCAAAGTTCGCAACACCTGACATCGAAGTACCGATGCGTCGATTGCGCTGCATGATTGCGTTTGTCTCTTCCCAGTGGGTGGGAAGAAGGGTGACAGTCTTGGCATATAGATACGCAAACTTCAAAGTGCGCTTGTAGTCCTCAAGGTCATCGTGACGGTTGAGGTATGTCTCAACGAGTGTGCACATTTCATAAGACTCAAGGGACTGCTCGGCGCAAGGGTTATACCCCATGACTCTGTGGTCTTTGTTGTTGGGGCCGTCTGCAAGTCGTCCGTACTTACGAGAAACGTCCATCCAAAGAACGCCGGGTTCTCCATTTCGAGTAATGCCTTCAACGATGGGTTCTAGGTCTTGACCAACTTTAACATCAACTGAGTTGTTGGACATCCAACCCCAACCGGGTGCTTCGGGGTCATAGGAGTTGCGCTCTGGAAACCGCTCTGCGTTTTTTAAGTTAAGGAAGTTATCATCATCTATACGACCAATCAAAAGCTCAGCCGACCTCCGAACGTTTCCTGATACAACGCAAACGCCAATTATATTTCCAATGTCAGCAATGTCTGTGCGAGTAAGTTTCTTACCCTTGCGACCTTTGAAAAGTTTGTCGATGTGGTCGTGTAGTTTCATCAACGGCTCTGGGCCAGCAGCAGTCCCACCGAACATCTTGATGGGTTCGCCAAGAGGACGAATCTGGCTGTAGTCAAAATTGTATTTTGGTTGGTCAGGTCGAAGATAAGAATTGATAAGGAGGGTGGTGGACTCAACCCAACCCTCACGGGTGTCTGGGATAACAAAAATCTCGGGGGGACCCTTTACCTTAGAGATGGAACCTTCTGGCTTAAAGATGGTGAAGTCTTTGTCAGCACCCTTGTCATCGAAACCAACGCCAACGCCTAGCATGGACGCTTCCATAAGAAACCCAAATGGCTTAGCTGGATTATGCTTGGTCATCTCCAAAGTAGAAACAAAAGCGCAGTTTTGAAGTGCAGCCGAGTTTAATTGTTCATTGACGATGGAGGTTCCCATAACCCAAAGGCCACGACCGGGAGGTGTCCACTTCAGATTAAAGAGACGGTCGAAAGCTTCTTTGGCAGATGACTGAGCCTTCTGCTCGCTCCACGGAAGTCGATTGGTTTTGCAGTGGTCCTTCTGCAGCGTGTACATACCATTGACGACACGCTCGCAAACATCAACCCAAGTCTCTTTAGTTCCGTCTTCCTTTAATCTTGAGTAGGTTCGAAGAAACGTGATTTCACCAACGGAGTTCCCTCCAGCGTCTCGATACCCAAAGGGTTCTTTCTTGTCTTTGTAAGAGGAAACAAAGTCTTCGGATATGCGAAAAGAAAAGGCAACAGCCATGAGTACACTCCATCGTGCGTAGTAGTAATAAGTCTTGGGTGAGTAGCCGACAATATCATCGGCACTAACTATCTAGAAAAGTCGGGGATAGTCCAATGACTCCGGCTCTGGAGCAATAATTGACCGAGCACGCTTCAAGCCGTCTATAAAGTCACGGTTGGTTCCGCCGTTTTCGCTGAGCTCGATAACTTCATCAAGCTCTGTAAGAATATTTATCACAACGTACTCAGTCAACTTCTGTTTGTCTTGCTCATATGCCATATCGAGATAAAATTTATCAGCATGTGCCATTACATTCTCCCTAGTTGCCATTACATTCTCCCTAGTGTCGCCCCGATTTTATCGCTCTGTGTGGGCAGTTGTAAGGCTTTCTTAAAAATAAATGCTCGAAGTTGTGATTAGGAGCGGGGGCGGGGGCAGGAGTGGTTTATCAAAATAATATCTTGCCCGTCGCAGTCTCCGCAAAGAGCTGGTTCAAACGTGTTTTCTTCCCCAAAGTCCGGAGTGTCGTAGGACAGATAAAGACCGCCTTCGACCTCGGTGTCGTCTGAGATATTTACCATGTCTACTCGCTTAAGCCACTCCCGGACATCTTTGACGTAGAAAGGGGTACCGGGTTCTGGGTTTGTCACAGAAAGAAAGATTACGCCTGCCCCCGAAACTGCTGGTGCTGATGGTACGGGGACATAGGGACAAGGGGGCAGATTGTCAGTCATGGCTTCAACATACACCTAGAAAGGGAACTAGCAGTAGTTAAACTGGAGGCTCCAGTGCTTTTTTCCAGACCACTTCCCGTTGTAGTTGAGAACGGTGTAAAACGCTTGGTCCTGTATAGCTCGGGACCACTTAGAAATAGGCTGTGAAAACAACTTTTCTTTTATATCTTTTGCTATGTATTTTCCATGCATTTCTATAAGCTCTGGGTAGACCATATGAGCTAAAGAGTCACGCCATTGAGAATCGAGAAATTGGTATGCGCCCTTTGCTGTGGAGGTTTTATTTTGGGCACCATACCGAAACCTAGACTCTCGATGTTGAACACACTTGCGCCACTCCTCCTGAGACGAGACGTAGTACTTCCCTTTATAGGAAGTGACTCCCCAGCCCTGCATTGTTGAGTGGCTGTAGCCATAAATAACTCTAGGCTTAGTTATCGAGCTGCTAGAAAAGTAGCGACCTTCTTGGGCAGAATCATCGTCCGCAATTGCGGGGGTAGTCGACAAAAATAATGCTAGGATTGTAATGCCTGAAGATAAGAGTGAGCGCTTCATCTCTTTTCCTTTCTTGGTTGATATAGGTGGTCGTAACTCGTTGAGGGGATACGACAAAAAGAACCCCTTCCTCGGGGATGAGGAGGGGTTTCTTTTTCCTACAATACTTTGAAGCCGTGCTTTTTTCCGAGTTTCGTTAGTGATACACGACCGGGAATGCCGTCAGTATCCTTGCCTTTATACCCAAGAGACTTCTGCCACTTGGAATACTGTTTACGCATCTTATTGCCGAAGTATGGACTCATCGGTAAACGAGCATGACGGAACTCTGTGTTAAGAGCTTGCTTAACAATGAGAATTTGGTCATCTCTTTTTCTAAACGAAATATTCGAAAGCCTTACCACCTGAGGAATGATAGGTTTTATTTCCGGTTTTTCAGGTTGGGGGTTCCCCGACTTCTTTCGATATTTGTCGATTTCGTTTCGGAGGGATTTTAGGGAGATTCCGACATCTACTTTCCTGCGAGGAGCCCAGTCGCTGTGGCGGATTGCCGCCTCGGTCTGCCAATCGAGTAGGTCGAATAAAGCAGCGCAGTATTTGGCAACAGCAACAAACTGAACGGGGTTCATTCCAGATTTTGGAGTTGTTCGATTCTTCTTCCTTACCTTAGTTGTTGAGCTCGCTTCTATTTCGATACCTACTAGGAAGCGGTTGCCAAGGTCTTTGGGAATCTTGGTTCCATTAACTTTCATAGGACCACCGGCACCTGCGTGGTATGCACCACTGCCTGCAATTATTTGAAACTTGCCGTCACGCCCAACAACTATGTGACAAGCCCGAGCCTTCCCGGAATACTGACCCGGGAAGCGACACCAATTAAGAGATGGCATGTTTCCTTTGGAAAATGTTCCACACGCTGTGTGGTGCCAGACAACTCCTACTGGTTGGAAGCCCTTGCCATAAGGGTCGACCTTTCGCCATGTGGCATCAACTTCATACTCGACACCAGACTTTTTAGCAGCTTTGACTAGATACTCCGGATTCCAACTCATGTAAGGAGTATACATGATAAAAATGTCCAAATTTCCCGGTTTATCGCATTTAAACCTATTTCTATGACAAAAAAGTGATAGATTTGATAGTATCCCTCTATGAAAAAGTTTCACTACAATGTCGTGATTGCCACCCCCGGGGAGAGCTATAAAGCTGCGTATGTCGATTCCTTAGTAGAAACGCTACGGTGGCTGAATGAGAAAGATTTCACATACACACTTCTCAATAATTATTCATCCTTTGTGTCTAGCGCTCGTGAAATGACCGCAACGGGAACGGTCAGCCAGAACTGGGAAACAAACGAGATTGGTTCGGGGAAGTTCACCTACGACAAGATTTTCTGGATTGACTCGGATATAGGCTGGACGGTCGAAAACTTCGAGAAACTCCTCCTTAGTGAGCTAGATATCGTTTCTGGTCTTTATGCCGTGGGTGGTGCTGGTCAGGTAAGTGCTATGAATCTGGAGCTGGGTACCCCTCGAATTATGGATAAAATTGCCTTTATGATGTCAGACTCCCCTGTCGAGGTGGACGGTGTGGGCTTTGGCTTCGTAGCAATGAAGAAGGGGGTATTCGAGAAAGTGCCTCGCCCGTGGTTTGAAATTTTGAAAGTGCCTGTACCTACAAGAGCCCTATCTCTTCCCGAGATAAACGCCAGTGAAGATTTTAGTTTCTGTATGAAGGCCAAAAATGCTGGGTTCCAGATTTGGGTAGACCCTTCGGTGCGGGTGGGTCACCATAAGCAAATTGTCCTTACTCTCGATTGGTGACTCTTTTAGTCACCTAGTCGCTTATAGTCGTAGTAGTTATATAGCTTGTAGCATATACCTACGATTTTTACATATAGCTCGTCTACTATATTTACTTTTTCATGCACTTTTTTGGGGAGCTTCTGGGGTCTCCTCCAAAAGTACCTAACAAAGAATAGCGAGTTTTTTTCGTGCCTAGAAATCATGTAAGTTTGAAATGCCTAACAATAAAAAGTTCTTGGTAAAGTGAAAAAAGATGTTAGTGCAACTAGTCAACTAGTCTTCAATATGTAAAGATGTAACTATATTTATGGTTACCCACGTAATACCTACATACACGTAGTAGAAAAATAGTCGAGACTTAGAGTATTCAAAAACAAGTATACTAGTCGAATAGTCGAATAGTTTTTTATAAGGAGACAGAGATGTTCTGCAGGTTCTCAGGGGGGAAGTCTAAGAGTATAGTTTTAATTAGTCTCTATTGGTTGACAAGTGTCCGACAAAGGTCTAGAGTCAAGAAAAGTGACGAGGAGAGACATGAGTTCTAAACGACCTAAACAACCTGAACAACCTAAAAAATCTAAGCTAGATGCCCGAGGTATTCCCACTGCGGAGTGCCCCAACTGTGGTTCGTCTTGGCTAAATATTCCAGCCACTTTTGACGGCGAAACTTATGAGATTAGTGCGTGGGGGACTGAGGCTACATGTTTCGGATGCGGAGCGTTATTAACTGCCTGTACTCCGGCGGACTCCCTATCTGAGACAGGATGGAATGACAAATGATGAGTTGGACCCAGTGGTTAGTAACGGTAGGGGTACTTGTTGTGACTAACTTTTTTTCGCTAACGATTATCTTCGGGGTGAGTAGCGCTCTCAATGAGAAGCGAGAACAAGAGAAACTTAAGGGAATGATTGAGGACCTAGAGAAGAAGATAGTGACTGAACTTAATTTTATAGACATCGTTCAGAACTTTGACGACGATGATGAGCACGACCGAGAGAGGGAATGAAATAATGACAACTGCCAAGGACGCACTATCTTCGATGGGAATTGACCTGTCGGAAGCAATAGAAGCTGATAGGAAGCTGACCAAGAAACCGAAGCGGGACAACCGTATTTGCTGTTGCGGACACGCTGTTGCTCGACATAGAACAGACGAGTATTCGGGGATTACCGAGTGCAAGCCGTCTCGAATGTACTGCCCATGCGACACACCTCGTGCTGTTCTAGAAGTGGAAGACACCCGTGTGTTTCTTCGGCAAACATGGGGGCCAAAAACTCAACATGCTTTGATTCGAGGAATGGTTGCCCTAGCAGAAGCAGACAAAGAAGCAAAGTGGATTAACGACCCTCAACTCTGCGATAAATGCCAAAGTGCCGAAACGGTCTATCCGGTTCCGCTAACTGCTAATAACAGGATTGCCGAAGAGGCATCATCAAAAAACGCACTCTTATGTGATTCATGTATCGAGGAGTTACGATGAAAAAACTAAAAGACGATATCCGAGGAAGTCTGAATATCTTAACCAAGTCTGGGGTGATTACTCCGGAGCAACTTGTTCAGGTACTGGAAGCAGTTGATGGAAATATCTCATCATGGTCTTCTGATGTCTCTGCTCTATTGAGACAAATGGCTGTTGATTGGGAGGGTTCGATGGGGGATGCTGACGAAAGCTTTTATTCGTTAGGTCTTCGTCGTGCTGAGGACTTAATTCTGGGAGTCACAATTAACGACCGATATCCGGTACTAGAAACAAAAAACACACCAAACGACTTTCCTGCAGAAAAAATGTAGTATGTCTATTCCCGATACTCCTTTTGATGACTCCGAGGAGATTTTCTTTTCGATTAGAAAAGCAAAGTTTGTTGGAGAACTTACCCACTGGCTTGGACGGTTACATGTAACTGGCGAAGAGGTTTGTACATACACTGCTCCAACTTTTTGGGGAGTGTTTGACAAACTCTCTGAGTACTTGACTGACGAAGATTCCACGATAAATCACAACTGGCTAGAGGAAGATGTGCATGAAAATCAGAGGCGAAGAACGGGAAGCAACTGAAGATATATCAACCCCATACGGGGTGTGTTATCACACCAAGTATGTAGGTGGGCCCACCTGTATCCATGACGCTTACCTGCGTGGTTATGCGGAGGCTGAAAAAAAGTACACCGACAAAAATAATCTTGAGAGCACTTTTTGATTCGTTTTTTCTTCCTTGGCGTCTGACTTCATCGAACATTAAAAACCCTTATTCTATGGGGGTTTTCGCCTAAGCCTCAACCGTTGTTTATGTAAGGGGCTTGTTTCTCTCTCAACTCACGCAGAAATTCGTCCGGAACAACGGGTCTACTCTGTTGTAGTGGGTAAAAATATAAACCCACCTCCTTAACGAAAGAGAGAGAAAACACAAATGTTCGATATTGATTTCTGGAAGGCATCTGGCGAAAGAGCCATTAAGACTTTCGCTCAAAGCATTGTCGCCCTCGCAGGCGCAGAGATGGTAGGAATCCACATCGTGGATTGGCCAAACATGGTCTCAGTTGCAGCTATGGCTGCAGTCCTATCTGTACTTACCTCAGTTGCATCTACCAACTTGGGGAAGAACCCCGGCCCGTCCTTGGGAGCCGAGTCCACACATCCGGACACCATCGTTGTTGAGGTTGAGGTGCCAGTTGCTGTAAAGCCAGCGGCTAAGAAGGCTACGCCCACAAAGAAGTAGAGCTGGAAATGGTGGGTGTAGCTCAGCGGTAGAGCGCTGCGTTGTGGTCGCAGATGTCGTGGGTTCGAGCCCCACCACTCACCCCAATAACTAATATATAGGCAGCTGGTGCCTACACACATTTCCCAATAAGGGGTAAAAATTGCCAAAAGACACACCGCCAGAGCTTGAGGCCCACGTTCTCCGTGAGCTGCAGCTCAAAGCCGACATTGAAGAGTTAACGGCACGAATGGAGTCTGAAGACTACCGAACCAAGACCGAAAAGAAATTCGTTTCTGACCAGCTGCAGCAGCTGCGGCTAGAGCTCAACACACATCTCAATACGGACCTCGACCTTAACACCCAGCCGTAGGGGTAAAAATTTTGAACGAAATCCTCCCAGCCGGCGAGGTTCCCCTAGAGGAGGAGCCAAGCGAGCCTCAGCTCGAAACGACGGCTGACATGCGGCCCGACCTTTCGTCTATCGGCTTGCAAGAGCACGAACGGGGCGTGGTCGAGGACACCTATGAGAACCGTCAGGTTCTTCGTGGTGCCCATATGAACTGGGATACGGTCTTCGACCAGCAAGGAAAGCCGACCGGCCTGATTTCTGCCCGAAGCAAGGAGCAGATGAGGGAACGGCGTGTCCTTGCGCTTGTTGAGAAGAAGCCGCTTCTTATGGACCCAGATGATAAAAATTCTGAGTACGTAACGGGTCTCGACTTAATGGTTGACGAAGCGGCTTGTAATATAACGCCGCCGTGGGTCGTGAACTCAACAAGACAATATCTTAAAGAACAGGAAAACGGCGGGCCATCAAACCCTCGGCGGGCAGCTCTAGCTCAACCGCACCGATGTCGAGTAATAAAGTCTGACGGTATTCGCTGTATGTTGTGGTCGTCGGGACGGTTAAAGGATGACGGTCTGTGTAGAGTCCACCTTCGAACTCAACGGAAACCCGGCGAGGATGTTGAGCGGGCCCGACGCAAGCTGATGCAGTCTGCACCCTACGCCGTTGACAAACTTGAAGAACTGATGGAGAGCGCTGAGTCTGAACCGGTGCGTCTAAAAGCGTCAACGGAGATACTTGACCGTGCTGGTGTTAGAGGCGGCATGGATATCGGATTGGATATCGAAGTAACCGACGGTCGCTCACCTGCTCAAATTGTTCAGGAACGGCTCGCCCGCTTGGCGGCTGGTGCCGAGGATATGAGAAAGATGCTTGAAGGAAACGAAGCTGAGGTTATTGAAGGTCAAGTAGTTGAAGAGAAGTCGGCGAGCTCCGACAAACCAGCTAATGAACTTCCGAATAACTTGAACATCGATTCCGTCGGACATGCAGAATTTTTACCCCCGATTGACGGCGAGGATGAAGAAGCTGCCATCCAGTCTGACGGATTCGACGAGGACGAGCTCAATGTATAAAGAACTTCTAGAAGTAGCTGGAGCTCATGCGGCCCGGCTTGAAGAAGACATTAAGTTATGCAGAACCCGGGACGAGCACCTTCGTGTAACGGCCCGTGCAAATGAAGCTCTTGATGTTTTTAACAGGCTGAAGGCGGCAAGCGGTGATAAGTTATTAACTAACAACGATTAGGTATAATCGTAGTTAGTAAATAACGGCTTGTCAAAGGAGACAGGGTGCCCTAATGTCTGAAAACGAGAACGAGAACGAGAACGAGAACGAGGCCGAGTGCTTCTGGTGCGAAACGGTATACGACAAGAGCTACTACCCAGCGGCCTGTCCCCACTGTGCTGTTGCAGCGAGTAAAGCCTTCACTAAAGCTTTCCTGAGTACAGATGACTGATAGAGGCGAGCCTCAACCGTGTGGGTGGTGCATGACGGATGACCACAAGAACTGTAAACCAACGGTCAGCACCTTACATGTTTTTGTGACGTGTAAGGTTTGTATAACTCTAGTTACTATTAAATGACGGCGTGTATACAATAGGTCGCATATCGGACTGATAAAGATCTTGGCTGCATGTCACACACAGGGAGTCCCAATGGGTAACAGATACCGTGAACCTAGACCGCTTAGCCCTGAGCGTCTATC